GCCGGCATAGTCGGCGTCGAACATCGCCGTGAAACCCATCGCGCCGTGCAACCGGGCGAGGCGGCGGTAGGCCCAGTTGTCCCAGGCATCGCTCAGGTGGGTCGCCGTCTCCGGCCGGGTGCTATTGCGCTCAGAGCGCTTGTCTTTCTTCCCCTCGATGGTGACCCTGGCACCCTGCATCGACAGCAGGAGATGCTTGCACGTGTTCTGGTTGAACCGGGCCGACGGCCAACGCGGATTGTCCTCCCGGAGCAATTGGTTGAGCTTCTCATACTTGATGTGGTGGGCCGGATCGAGGCCGCGCACATGCAGCTGGGAGCTCCACCCGGCCTTGTGCAGCCGGGCACGGATCTCCTCATAGAGGGTCAGGTGAGAGTTTGCCTGACGGTTATTGCCGTTGCGGTCGCCGAATATGTCCGCGTGCTTCCGCTGGTGCATTCTATACTTCCCCGTGAACTGATCCACGAGGTCGTTCAGTATCTTCGGGTTGTCGGCCCACATCTCATCGACAGCACGCAGCTCCCTGCCGAACAGCTGCCCGACCACCAGGGAATTGAATGACCCGAAATCGAAGCCCAGCTCCAGCGGGAGGAGCGGGTCAATGTCTGCGGCCCCGCGTGTGTAGATGCCATTCGGGCCCTCTGCATATTCGAAGGAATTCCAGTATGTATGCCGGGCCTCATCGAGACAGGCGTAGAATCCGTTTGGTATGCTCGTCATACGCCGGTTCAAAACCTCCACCTCCCATATCAGGGGCGGCAGATCACGCTTCAGGTCATCGAGGTATTTCTTTCCCAAGACGTGGATGTTGTCGAAAGCCGTGCTTTCGATGTAGAAGATGTCGTCCGGATAGCTCAGCGCGTCCTGGGCCATGTCCGGCACCCAGTTCCCCGACGGAAGCCAGGACTGCGTGCTGGTGTAGAGGGAGCAGCCATGAAGCGGATGGCCGCGAAATCGGTCCATGTTTCCGCGAATCGCGATCTTCAGCTCCTTGTCGTGCTGCTCCTTTTTGATCAGGACCGCCTCGTCGTAGTCGCCCCCATCGTAGCTGCCGCCGCGGTCGGTGTTGGGCCTGTCCATGCTCAGCAGCTCGATGCAGCAGCCATTATAGAATGAGATCACATTCTCATACTTCCGGGGCGGCGAGTAGGGCAGATCCCAGCCCGATGGCGGCCGGCGTCCGATCACGAAGTGCCCCGGCCGCTTCGGCGATTCATATTCCTTGAGGCCGAGCCGGCCCCAGAAGTCGATCGCTGGCGGCAGGAACTTCGTGAGTATCTGATTGTATGTGAGGCCTGCCTTGAACCATTTAGCCCTTGGCAGGTGCATCAGGCGGCGGTAGTCGAGCATGCCCTGGACGGTGGTCTTTCCGGAGCCCCGCCCACCGATCCAAACCTTTATCTTCTGCAGTGACTGATATATGGCCAGCTGCTTCAGATTGAGGTACACGGTTTTAGTCCGCCCCTTCATAGGGCTTATCCTCTATTTGGGTTTGCACCAGCGCTCCAGGATCGCTGGTGATCACGATCACCGTGGGCAGCTTGATCTGCTCGGTGTCGTCGTCGTCCGGCTGATCGAGCCGGTTTAGCTTGGCGATCTCCGCGATCGCCTTGATGGCCTTGTCGTATTCCTGAGCCTTCTCGGCTTTCGAAGCCAGGCGCTCCAGCTTCATGCTGAGCATGGCGCGCTTGGCTTCCTTGCTTGTCTTTGTGACCTGCCCAAACAGCTCCTGACATTCGCGCACCATCTTGTACGCGGTCGGCTTGCTGATTTCGTGCTTCCGCAGCAGCAGCTTCACCGCGCCTGCCTGGCCGCGTGCGCGGAGCAGGTCCCAGGCTTCCTCCAGGAGCAGGCGCTTCGCCTCCAGCTCCGGAGTGAGCGCTCGGCCGCGATCATAGAACCGGAGCAGCTTGTCCAGTTCGGTGACGCCCTTGCTCACCTTATTGGAGGGCGGGACGATCTGGCTCATGCCAGCCTCCTCTCGATCTCGGCGATCCGCTCTTCCCAGGCCTCAAGCCTGGCTTTGAGCCGCCCGAAATTTTCGGTACCCGGCTCGGCCTTGCTGAGCTTGGTGCGGAGTTTTCCCCGGCTGGCGCGGGCATTGTGCCGCGCCTTGTACAGCTCTCCGATCTCGGCGGGCAGCTCTGCGGCGCTGATCACCGTCGCGATGCGGGGCTCCGGCTTCTCACCCCGCTGCTCGAGGCGGATATCAGACATCAGGCGGGTGAGGCCTTTGATCTGATCCACCACCTCCTTCCGGCCGTCGTCATCGCCGATCGCGAAGCCGCGGAGGGAGTTGCTCAGTTTGGCGCGCTCCGAGAAGAGCCTCCGCTTCCTGCGGACGAGCTCATCGGCATCTGGAGCAAGATCGTCCGGCCACCGCTCTTCATCCGGAATCGCCAGGTCAGCGCCCTGGGGAGGCACTGCCTGGGATTCCTGCATTTGCACATCAGAAGAGCAGGCGGCAGGGGCAGCCTGATCCGCTGGGTGTAGCTGGTGTAGCTGGTGTGACTCCATTACCGTGTTGCGCCCGCAGAGCTTCCCGAGCTCATAGCGCAACTTGTTGCGGAGCCAGCTGGAGGGAGCTCTGCGGCTGAAGATCTTCTTGAGCTGCCGGTTCCGGCCATGGCAGGTATAGAGGGCCACGCCTTCGGCGAGATCGGGCTCCAGGCAATTGAGCCAACTGTTGATTTCTTCTGTGTGCATAATCGTGCCCTCACTGGCGCGGGTTCTGAGGGGCACCCGAAGGTGCCCCTCGAACGCGCAATCCTGGTCGCTATGACCTTGTCTTATGCCTCCTCTGCGGGAGGCTTCTTCTGCTTCTTTTCCGCTTCGGGAATGAGCTCGAAGAGGGTGCAGCCTTTACCGATCAGCCGCGCGGCATCGCTATCCGACATGCGCGAGACCGTATATCGTTCAGCGCCGTAGCTGAAGGTCTTCATGGGGCGAACCGGACGGTATTTCCTCAGTGCCATCAGGATGTCGGGGCTGCGCCGGTATAGATCGGCGGGTGAGCAAGCGAGTTCCGCGACTGGCTGAAGGCGCAGGCAAATGCCGCGCTGTCCGCGCCTTTCGCGCCCGAATCGTAATCAGCCTTCGTGAGGTAGCAGGGCCTCTTCAGGTCTCCCAGAAGAATGGGGGTCTCGTTCGCATCCTCAAACAGAACCAGCAGCTCCTGCCCCTCCAGCGAGGCCAGGGCCACCAATACCTCATCGCGATACTTGTCCACGATGAAATCGAGACTGGGCTTGTAGCTGCCGTTCGTCGGGCCACCCTCCCTTGGACATTTATACTGCCCGCTCTCCACCGTAATGGAGTGCTGCGTCCAGAACTTTCCCACCGCCAGGTTGATGTCAGCGGTGATTGTCCGTGTGCCTGCCCCCACGGGCGGGATAGGCCCATCTACGTCTGCGATGGGCACCGTTTTGAAATCCAGCGTGCCGCCTTGGTTCGTGCCGCAGCTCAGCCTGGTGATTGGGGTAATTGTTGCACAACTCATACTTCTTTTAGTCTGATACAGGTGGCACCGATTTCAATGAGCTCGGTGTGGAGCTCTGCATTTGATGCAATTTCAGCGGCGGTGATGACCTCGCCGCCGCGTTTGATTTTTTTCCGCACGACCTCGTAGGCAACCTGGCCCAGGGTGAATTCTGCAAACACATCCGACGGAGGCGTCGGGTGCTCGCACTCCGCGAGCTGCCGGGTGAGCGTGGCGATCTCCGCGTTGGCCGTGGCCAGGTCAGCGGTGAGCGTGGCGATCTCCGCGTTGGCCGTGGCCAGGTCAGCGGTGAGCGTGGCGATCTCCGCGTTGGCCGTGGCCAGGTCAGCGGTGAGCGTGGCGAGGCTAGCGGTGAGCGGCGCGATTTGCGCATTGGCGGCATCCAGATCGATGACCAGTTGCGCATTGGCGTCTTGACAGGCTTGGAGATCTTCGGGGCATCCCATGGCTTACTTCTTTGGGGTTGGTTTTTCCTCGGCGACGGATGTCGCGCCGAGCTCAACTAGACGCTTCTGGAGTTCGGGCTTCAGGGCGATCTCCGCTGCGAGTATCTCGCGGCCATCGAGGCGGATTTTCGGACGCAGAATGCCGTACCGCCTCCCGCCGTATTGAAAGCCGCCGAATCCTGGGCGCTCCTTCTGGGCGGCTGCACGCAGCGCCGTAATCTCGGCCGCCAGCTCTTTGATCTTGGCCTCGAGGGCAGGGATCTGCTTCTCAGGGGGCTCCGCGCCTGGCGCGGCCGGCCCATTGGGGTTCTCCTTCGCCATAGCTTAAGGCTGATCGTTAGTCACCACAACTTCGTCATTGACCATCACCATCTGCACGCCGAATACATAGTCCAGGGCAAATTGCAGTACGCGAAGAAGGCGCTGGTAGTTCACCTTGTTTGTGTCACCAATCTGATCGGTGCCGACCACCATGTTCCACTGCGGCGTGAGGATCATCCGCTGGCTGCCACCGAATGAGGGGAGCGGTGTGATCTGGCAGCGGTTTCCGCTGCCGTCGACAAATGCCTTCTCATATTGATTGTTGTAGGGCAGCGCGCCGTGCGTGCTCTGATAATCTTCGCAGTACATCGCATAGACCTCGTCGCTTAGGTAGAGCCTGCTTTTTGTCCGCTTAAGGCGCGGGGATGCGCTCCTCCACATCTCACGGAATGCGTCAATTGCATTGCTGTTGGTGATCACCCCAGTGGCCGTCTCTGTGAGGTTGGTTGCCGCGATCTCATCGGCCACGATTTTGCCGAAACCGTCGAAGAGCTCCCCGGCATTGGTCGGTGTTCCCACTGAGCGAACGCCGTGGAACAAGCCTTCGAGTTCCAGTTCCTCGTTGATCTTCTCGCCGACCATCTTGAGGATGAAGCGCTCGAAGGGCATGTCCTCCTGGTTGACGCCAGGCTTCATCATCATGCCGAGCCAGGTGGCTCGCAGCTCTTCCGGGACGATCTCGACATCGGTCTTTCCCATTTGCACATGCAGCACACGCGGGATGAGTTCGATCGTGCCGGCATCCGGCGTGAATTGCTTGGTCCAGCCTTTCACGAGGCTTCCAAGCACCATGCTGGTGAGCACCAGCTTGTCTTTGATATTCGGCAAAAGATTCATCACGGCCACGCTCTCCATCATCACCAGTGCCTCGGTGAAGAGTTCCTGGCGGTATTCCTTGAGCTCCTGATCGAGGGCTGCGAAATTGATGCTTCCGGACATAATTATTTGGTTTTTTGGTTTTTGCGATTCTGAATTTCCTGGTGCTTCCGGAGGAATGCAGCCTCCGGGTTGGCAGCTGCGACGGCGGACTTTCCTCCGATGTCGGCAGCTGTTGTCTTTGTCGGGCTGGCGGCAGGGGCGTGGCCGAGCGCGGCGAGCTGCCTGGTGAGCTCCGAGGCCCTTCTCTGCTCAAAGGCGAGCTGTGTGTTGGCCGAGATCAGCTGATCGTGCATCTCACGCAGGAGCGCCACGGCCTCTGCCTGCTCTTCCTCAGCATACTCGCAGCCATCCGCCTCTGCGGCGGCTTGCAGCTCAGCCACGGTGGCCGTGAGGACCGTGGCGTAGCTGCTGAGCGTGGTGAGCGCCGGGCACTCATTGGTGCCATCGATGTCTTTGTTCACTTCCTCGGCCGTCTGGCCAGAGGCGGTGACCATATCGGCGATGATGTCGTCTCGCGTCTTCTCGTCGGTGACCATGCTGTCGATCGTCTCGTTGAGCTTCGCGCTCAGCTGCGTGCCGGCGCGGGGAGCGCTGTCGAGGCCCAGCAGCGCGCGGATCTGCGCGAGGATTCCGGCCTTTGCGGGCGTTGCCGGGGCCGCTTTGCCTTTGCCTTTCTTCCGGCAATCCGGGCAGTCAGCCCCGAGCTTTGCCCTTACATCGGCCGGGATCCCCACCCCCAGCCGCTCCAGGGCTTTGAAATTCGCCGCCGCCTTCACTGGCTCGCCGATGTTGGTGATGAAGCCCTTTTCCTTTGCGGCCGCGGCGTCGAGCCAGGTGGTCTCCATGACCAGGGCCGTGACGTCATCCTTCGACATGCCTGTCTCCTTCACATAGATGGAGATGAGCTTCTGCTCCACTTGCGCCAGCATGTCGGAGTGCTTCCTGAAGTCCTCGCTGATTCCGGCAAGGTCGTCGACGTTCCATCCCCAGCCCAGGGTGGGCCGATGGACCATGTAGAAGCTATTCTCGCTCATCGTGACCTCATCGCCGGAGAGGGCGATGATGCCCGCCATCGAGGCGGCGATGCCAGAGATGTATACCTTCACGGTGGCGGCGTGAGCCTTCAGCTGCTCATAGATGAAGATGCCGTCGAAGACCTCCCCGCCAGGGGAGTTGAGGTGAAGGTGGATCGTCTCCACACTTCCGAGGGCCAGCAGGTCGGATGCGAAATCCTTCGCGCTCACGCCCCAATAGCCAATTTCGTCGAGGATGTAGATGTCTGCCGCCTTCGCGTCGGTGGCATTGGCCTCCATTCTATACCATCCCTTGTCAATCTTCTGCTTCACAGCCATATTCTTAAGTTCAATGATTAAATTTTATCCCAGCGGGTCAGGATCCGGAGGCGGGACATCGGCAGGATCTTCCACCGGCATCTGGGCGGCGTAGCCCTTGGCAGCAAATGGGGCGCGGATGGCGCTCACCGCCTGGGCGGAGCACTGATATCCACTGAGACCTGGGGAGCCTTGCTCCACCAGGGCTGTGGTCAGGAGGCGTGCCGGTGCATCGGGCGTGCCTATACTGCGTATCTGCTCATGCTGATCCATTGTCAGGAAAATGAGCTCCGCCTGGCGGAGCCCGTCATAGATCCCCACCTTTTGGGGCTCATCCTGGGGAATCTGCCATTGCAGACTTTGCGTGAATTGCGGCCCGTGGCCGGTCTCACGCTCGGTTTCCTGGAAGCCCAGCGTCTCGGGGATGAATCCCCAGAATGCCCAGCTGATTCCGGCATCGAGCGTGATGCTGCCGAGCAGCAGGCCGGCAGCGATGCGGGGAAAGAATGCCACGTGCTTCACTCGCACAACAAACAGCGCAAGCATGCCCGCTGGATTGGGGCCGCACATCTTCCGGACAGGGGAAATCTGTGACATTCCGCAAAGTTGGCGGTGGCCGTCGGCCCTGCCTAGGAACGGAGCGCGACCGACCGGCAGACACGCGCGCGGGTATGACGCGCACGCGAGGGAAGCCAGGACTGCCCGCTTCCCTGTCTTACTCAGCCCATAAAAATATTACCCACCCAGAGCGAAACGTGCAGAATATCAGGATCAATCGCGCCAACTACATTGCGCGACCCCCCATTTTTTTTGTACTTTTGTACTGATGGCAATTTTCGGGCTCTTAGGAATTGATAGCCATCGAGTTACGCCAGTACAACTTTTTTTGAAAAGCCAGTACAAAGTACAAAAAGTTTGTACTGGGAAATAGAAAAACGGGCCATTTGGCCCGCTTTTCAAAACGGCTGGCTCCGGCCAGCCCGACATCACGTACTTTGACGGGGCGAATCTGCCCCAATATTTCTTACTCATTCACGACTAGGCGGGGGCTCTCCCCCACCCTGCAGGGGCGGTACTTCAGCCAATACCTGTAGGCGCTCTCTAGGCTATATTCCTCCTCGGTGATGGCGTAGCTCTCCAGGAAGTCGCGCAGGCTTCCCCAGGCATCGCGCCCAGCCTGGGTCTGCGCGTCGACCCAGGTGATCATCGTCTGGGCGAAGAGCGCCCAGCAGAACTGCCCGCCGTGGAGGCGGCGCGGATCCTTGTGGTACTCGCGGCGCACATGCCTGAGGGCGAAACGGAATTTCACCGGCACCAGGCCGCCCTCCAACAGCGGCGGCAAGTCTGGGAGATCCAGGTCGAGCGCCAGAAGCAGCTGGCCGCAGGCATTTTTGCCGGAAATATGGATCGGCTCCTCGTAATGTGCGAGGAGGTACCTCCGGACCATCGGCTTCACCGGAATGAGGATCACGCCCTGGGCGCGCTCCTCCTTGGTGAGGAAGACCTGGCTCACCGGCGCCTCCTTTCCGGGGCGGGGGTGGAATTCTCGTGGAGCCACCGGCCGAGATCGCCGAGCCACTCAAACGGATGGGAGAGCATGCTCACCAGGAAGAGCAGCTCACACAGCGGATGGACGATCACGTTATGCACCGACCAGGCAAGGAATATTAACAATTGTCTCATGTTGTGAACTGATGTGCCAGTCCAAATTAACACAATCGCCGGAATCTGCAACTTTGTACTGGTTTGTACTGGTTTGTACTGGCTTTGTACTGGCTTACCTTCCTTATCCTCAGCCATTTAGGACATGGCAGTACAGAAGTACAAATATTATTCTATAACTGAAGATCAGAAATCACAAAAGACAAAGGGCCACCCCCTTCCGGAAGCGGCCCTTTCTCCTCAGCCCCCCTCAGCTGGCTGGATTCGCATTCTTCTTCCCCGCACCGGCGCCGATCGACGCCTCCCTCTGCTTCACTGTCGCCAGCTCCTCCCCGTCGACGGTCACCATGACATAGGCCAGCACAGGATGGTTCCAGTGCTCGATGAGCCGGTGGAGCTCCTTGAATTCCTCGAGGATCTCTTGGTCGATGTCGTCGATCATGTCAACGTCGAGCAGCCGTCGCATCAGCTCGTTCATCGTGACCATGCTCGCGAAGGGCTGGCCCCGCATGAGCCGGTACTGCGACAAGGCATAGAGGCCGCAGATGTCGATCTTGTTACGCTCGATCCAGTCGTAGACCACGGCGGGCATCTCCAGGCGATCGACAGGAGCGCTGGAGATGGGTTGCATAAATGAATTTGACATAAAAAGTAAAAAAGCAGCCCGGCAAGCTGCAAAATTCTCCAAGAGAAGATTGATGGGTCTCCCTCCCACCTCTTACCGGACTATGTTCTACTTCCTAAATGGACGGGCATGGCTGCCCGCTTGGAAAATTTTGCTCTCCAAAGATCGGGTGGCGGTTTGAATTTTCCGTTTACGAGATTGTTCAATTTTCGGGACATTCGGTTAAAAATACATGACCAGTTGGCCCCAAATTAACACCTCTCCGGACAACCGCAACTGCGGCCTCCGGAGAGGTGCAGTCTTGGCGGCATCTCAGATCGAGCCCTTCCAGCCTATCTCGTCGCGCGGGGCCTCTTCAAACGCGGCAATCATGCGGGCCTCGAAACTCTGGAGCATTGCCTCCGGCGGGGCATTATCCCCGGCCGGAATGGTATTCTCCTCCTGGTGGGTGAAGACTGGCGGGTCGTTGGCAACGTCAAACGCCCGCAGGGTGATGACTTTGTTGGAGCCGTTTCCGGCTTTTCTGGAGGTTTGAACCTCCAGGAGCAGAATACCATTGTTTGTGGTGACTGTCTTGACCATCTTTTTCATAAGTGCGTGTATAAGTGTGTGAAATTATTGCGCATAGGGGCTTTCCATGTTAGGGAACCAGGAACATCCTCGCCAGGATATCAGCTTTCCATCGACCTGTTTTGGAAAGAATTGTTTCATATCCTCCCAGCTGTCGAAGCCGTCGTCGATGGCGAACTGCTTCAATATTCCCGGACATATGATCTCGATTCCGAGCAAGGTGATCATATCTTCCTCCGGACAGATGGTCATCCGGGTGGCTTCGGCCACCTGGCCCGCGCCAAACTGGTACGACTGACGGTTGCGAGGTGAGCCCCTCCAGAACTGGATGGCCATGCCCACCTTCCAGCGGTCATGGATGTCTTGGCGGAAGGTGTGGATCTTAATTGCCCTGCGGATCCGCTCCTCGAATTGTGGTTTTGAAAATGTGAGTATCATATTTCTGAAATTGATCTGCTAAGCCTGACACTGAGCCTTCCCGCATATCCCTGGGCGCGCTTCAGGCGGCTGGCTTTTCTCCAGGCTTCCGGCAGGGATGCTGCCGGCACCACGATCGTGATCGGATCGCGCTGAGCGAAGCTGATAGTGCCCAGGTATGTCTTGTATTCGGTCATGCTGATTGAGCCGCTGCAGGTTGCGCCTCCCGGAGCTCGGCGGGCCCGAACTCGGAGAGCCACCGGAAGGCGAAGTTCATTCCGGCGATCGCGGCCGAGGGATAGTCCTCGAGCAGCTCTGAATACTCATACTCCACGCCCTGCGACGTGATGATGAAGACCTTCCAGGCCCCGACTGCCATTGGCTGCGTGCGGAGCCTAATATTATGCTCACAGAGCATGTAGACGGTCAGGTTAAAGAGGAACTCCCCTTCGGGGTGCACCATCTTCTTTTTGAGGCAGTTCGAAGCATAATCTGCCCATATTTTAGGGTAAATATTACGCCACTTTTCGAGCGTCTCCGGCTCGATGATTATTATGTTCGACGGGTGATTCATCGGCGTAATGTTACTCTTGTTCATAGCCGTCTGAGAGGCGCAATCTCCCGTCAGAACTGACGTAACAAGGGGAGCGATCAGCGGTCACCTCAAGCCGGTATGATATCATTCCGCTCCCCGCTTCGGCCATTGAGAGCTTGACCTCGCGGAGATCGTGCGCCAGCAGCGTGAGGGGGGCAGCAATCGCCGCTGGTGCTGCACCCAGGAGTCCAATCTGGCAGGGCGATGTATCGCAGACGATGATCATGTGGATGAGGCCACGATAGATCATGTTGAGCTTTTCGCTGATCGAAGAGGTCATAATTTGCGCCCTTTCGTCATCTGCCCTTCCGGGCGCGGTTCGCCAGGAGCCCATTTCTCTGCCCCCGGCGCGAACAGGTAGTACCATTCCCAGTATTCGCCTGCGGATCTTCCTCGCCGGACCTTCTTTTGATTCCTTGTCCAGTAATCGATCGCCGAGCGCTCCGCCCAGTCGTGCGGGTATTTCCAATTGCCGAAGCGGATGAGTGAATGCTTCTTCCGCCCGCTGCGGTGGGTATACGAAGCGACGACTACCGCCTTGAACGTCGGGTGGCGGGGCGTCCATACCGGGACATTCACCCGGGGCACTCCCACCTCGAGCAGCAAGTTTTGAAGATCAGATGCTTTCATCATTGTTCACTTTGAGTTCCCCCTGGCCACCCCATCCGGGGAGGCGTAAATCTTGTTCGCTGAAGCCATTTCGGATCGCCCATGTCGTGGCCGAAGTCCTGACAATTCTTGGGAATGTGGCCATCACGATGGTGATGTGCTCGCGAACGAGCTGGCAATCTCGGACTTGAGTCACTATCGGCGCTTTCCCTCTGACCAAGCGGATGATGGTGTCGTTTTGCGGACATTCGCCATCGAGGAATATGGCAGCGATTGCGATTGTCGGTATGCCCATGGCCCTGAAGTAGTGCACGGATTTTCCCATTTATTCCGGATAGTTGGCTGTGCTGGGCAAATAGTCCCTGTCGGCGAAGGTGAAGAACTCGCGCGAGTTCCTTTTATCCATGGCACCCACATGGATGTGCCCCGACCGGCCGCGATCGAAGCTCTGGCCGCTCTCATCGGGGCGCTCAGGGTTGAAGTGCAATCCAGCATACCTGCAATAGGCTATGAATTTGCGTTTGATGGCGGCCGAGCTCCACATCTTTGCCGCCTTTACCTCCACCTCCACCTCATTCTGGAGCTCCTTCCGGTCAAGCCGTGTATTGAGCCGCGCGGCATCGCTGAAGTAGTGCTCCGCCCAGGCGAGGAAGTCCTCCCCCATCTCTTGGCGGTGCTTGCGGAGCTCGAGCCTGCCTGGCGGCATCTCGACGACTCCCTTCTCGAAGTACATCTGCAGGCAGCACGCCATCAGGTTGAAGAAGTCATTCCAGTCCTCCGGCTCATAGTCGTCGAAGAACAGCCTGCCCGCGAGGCCGGCAGGCTTTCTTTCTTTATCAAAGTAGTCGGAGAAGCCGAGTAGAATTTGTCTGTCTGCGAAACTGTCACCATCGCCCAATATTGCGTGATTCGTGGACATGTAGAGCTTTATCACCTGCTCCGTGGCGAGCTTGTACTTCCCCTTCCCCTTCTTATTGATGGTGATCTTCCCCGTAACGACGGCGAAGAAGCTCTCGAAGTCGAAGTTTGCCCTAAGATCGTCCACCCAGATGACGCCCGTGCTTGGCTCCACCTCCTCGAAGAGGAATTGGTCATCTCCCATCTTCCTCTGCTTCCCATCGATGTAGACGGTGGGCACCATCTTCTCCAGGATGACGCCCAGGAGGGACTTCCCGGAGCGGCCCTGGCTTGTGCCGACCTCCGAGTTTCTCACGTCCATGGCTATTACCGCCTTCCTCATGGTCGCAGGGGAATAGCGATGCAGCATGTAGCCTATCGCCGTGAGCTTGGAGGCCAGGCTGAGCCTGTGCTCCTCTGCCTGCCAGGGCTTGTATTGCCATCCCGGCTTCTCCTCATTCTCCACGCGATCGCGCCAGTTGTACTCGCTCGCCAGATAGAGGAACTGCAGCAGGTCGAAGCGCTGCCCGCGCTCGCTGAATTCGAGCGCCCAGCCTCCTTCCCGGAGATCGCGGAAGCGCACCATCCGGTCGCCATGCCGCGTAACGTCGAAGTCGCGGATGTGGTCCTTCCATACATGGTGGGGAAGGTCTGCCTTCGCATGAATGGCGACACCTTCTTTCCGGACCTCCCATACCTGGTTCTGGAAGTAGAGAAACTGGCAATGCGGGTCGGGTTTGGCAAAATGAGTGTCGATGAACTTGAGATTGCCCAGGGCGTCTCCTCCCAGGTAGGTCTTTCCATGTCGGTACAGCATCTCCAGAACGCCCTTCTCCCCGATTCGCTCCGTGAAGTCGGTGACGTAGTCGCGGATCTGCCACGCCTCCACCTTGGAGACAATTCTGCCGTCGAGCTGAATGAAGCAATACTCCGCGAGATTGTGCGCGAAGCGGCCGTAGTCGCGGTTGCCCAGGAAGGTGATCAACCCGATGAACTGGAAATTCACCTTACCGGAGTCGTTGTAACTCCAATAGCGCTCTTCTGGAAGCACTGGCTGCGCCAGCTCGATGGCCCCATGCGAATCAATTTTCCAGAGATCTTTCCAGAAAAGGAACTTCCCCATGGGAATGAGGATATCGCGATACTTCTTCGCGAATGCCTGTGCGTCGTGAAGTGCCCAGATCTTCTTTACTGCCGATTTTGAAGTGTCCGTCAGGGCGAATATTGTGGTCCAATCACCCTTTATCGGAGCGATGACTCCATCGTCCTTCCTGGTCTTCTCCATGGTGAGCCGCCGGAGCTCACCCTCGACCTGCGCCTCTTTGCTCTTCGCGCTGCCCGCAAGCAGGTCGTCTAGGCCCTTCTCCCTGCCGGGATTAATGTGGCCGAAGAAGAGCTCCAGATCGAGCCCTGTCTTCCCGAAGGCCGCGAAATACTCCCGGAAATTATTTACAGCGGCAAAAAAATTGTAGGGCCGGCCATCCGCCCTCTTTCCTGGGCTCTCCGCGAGATCGTCGGATAGGTCAAAGCAGTCTGCATCGGTGAGGAAGACGATCTTCCTGACGCCGCAATTCCGGATGATCATCTCGAAGTCACGGGGCAGGCCGAGCTCCTTGTCGGCGAGGTTCTGAATTCCGCCGATTCCCACCATGGGCATGCCGAATTTCGCGCCCATCTCGGCCTTCAGCTCTCCTTCGATGATGTATAGCGTGTCGAATTGCTTCTGAGTCTCATACATGCGAAGCGTCGCCTCCGGGTACCAGAGCCTGATTCCCGCCCCGGGCGGCGACTTGTATTTCACCGGCCTGTTGTATTTGTCCGGATGCAGGGCCGGGTTTGAATGCCTCAGCCGGTAGAACGTGCTGAGCCGCACGCCTCTCCCATCGCGCAGATAGGTTGCGCGCCTGCGGTCGAGGGTCACATAATGAAAGACCATGTCCGGCCCTTCAACGATGTCCCAGCGCGGGCCGAACGACCCAGGCGTGATGCGCTGGATCGTCAGCTCCTCCAGAAGCTTCTCCTGCTCATAGGCGTCGACGCGGTAGATGCCCACCATGCTGCTGATGTCTCTGGAAGTCAGGCCCAGCTCACCGAGCCGCTGCTCTGTGTAGGAGAGTATCTTCTTTTTTTTCGTATTTCTCAGAGCAGACACGGGTGGAGCTTCTAATTGTTGATTGGATTTGCCCGGCGTCGGCACTTACACTTTGCCGCCGGAAGAATTGTGATATTCTGCTCAGCCGCAAGAGCGGCGAGGATGGCATCCCAGCGGTTGCTTCGTTGCGAGCCAATGAAAATCTTACTCATCCTCGTCGATGAGTTCGGTTACGTCCACGTCGAGCCACCTGGCGAAGTTGATCGCCTCCTCGAGGAACATTGGCAGCCGACCATAAACGAGGCTCCTGAAGCGGTATACGCTCATCGGGGGAGCCCCTTTCGCCTGGAGCTGCCGTAGGACAGAATGAGCAGGTTTCAGGTATCTCTTGTTCTGGACATTGTGGCCCCTCTCCTCTAGGAGCCGCTGTAGTGATTTCATGGACATATAAATTTACCAATTAGTGCAGGGCCGCGCCAAATGCGTTAGTGTTTTCGGCGAAAGTCGCAAACTTTGAACTAAATGTTTTGAACTTTTAACCACATCGTCAATACCTTTGTGGATAACAGGCAATAACTTTGGCGTTTCAATAACCTGAATTGAGATGCACATAGGAAAAAGAATCAAGGAGGTCGTCGACCAGCGGGGCATGAGCACGCAGGAGCTGGCGACACGGATCGGCAAGGTGCGCCAGACAGTATCTGGCTACTTCAAAAAGGAAGACCTCGAGACGGGGATGCTTCAGAAGATATCTGAAGCCCTCGATTACGACTTCTTCCAGTACTACAAGAACCCCACGCTCAAGAGCTCTCCGCCCAGGTCCGGCTCGGGCCTGTCTCTGGTGGTGAACATCCCCGCCGACAAGGCAGTCAGCGTTCTCTGCGAAGCATTCGGGGAGTATAATGGCAAGCTGCTCGCTAGCCACCTTCCAGATGCCGGTGCGTCCTGATTTGGCTTCGAAGAGAAGCGTAACCGGCTGATTGTCTGAATCAGAAATGATTCCCGTCCGAACCGCTTTGACGTTTTTCTTGGGGCAAAACCCGCCCCAAGCGGTCGAAAAACGGCGAATTCGCATCCCTTGCATGGTTGTTGATTCGTCGTTTTCAATTAAAGTGCGTCAGACATGCTTCCCCCAATGTTCACGGAGATCACAATGACCTGGAGCGCGAAGGTCGTTTTGCGAAAGGATCACATTTGCACGGATGGCACATGCCAGGTAGTGCTTCGCGTGCGCGTCAATCGTCTTCGCAAGCGCGAATTTCCTTTCGGCCACCGCGTGCGAATGGTCGATTTCGATGAGGTCACCGGGCGTATGCGCCCGAATGCAGCCAGCGCGAAAGATTTGAACTTGCTTTTCGATCACGCACGCGCCAGGGCGACTGCGATCTTCGTGGAATTCCGCCTGGCCAGCCGCGAGCTCACCCTGGAGAAATTCGCGCATGAATACAAGCATCCGCATTCTCGGCAGGATTTCCTCGCATTCTGGCGCGAGGAGAGCAAGCGCCGCTGGAATCGAGAGAACATCAGCGATGCCACCCGCACGATCGACAAGACGGTCATGCGGAAGGTGTCGGAGTTTCATCAGTTCTGGCTCCTGGAAAGCCGCCTCGACGATGACCGTCCACTATGCTTTACAGATGTGGACAAGCGCTGGATGGAAGACTTCGACGCCTGGCATTTGCGCAAGCTCCGGCGGCTCAAGGGGCGCGATTTGGTGAACCATGGCGCGGGGCCCCGCTGGAATGCCATAAAGGTGATCAAGGTCTATTTGCGCATCGGAGCTGGCCAGCATGGCGCTGTGATAGCGAAGTCTGCTTTTGATTTCAAGACGGTTGCTCCGGTCGATCGCAGGTGTGCGCTCAGCATGCAGGAATTCTCCCGGCTTCGATCGCTTGAGAAGGAGGAGCGCACGCCTGCGCATCTGCGCAATGTGCTACGCTACTTCATCTTCGCATGTGTCACCGGCTTGCGGATATCTGACATCCGGCGCATCAGGTGGGAGCTGATCGAAGAAAATGTCCTAGAATTCGTGCCCTTCAAAACGCGGCGGTCCAAACTGGCGCCGCTGCGGATCCCGCTCACCACCATCGCCCAGTCGATGCTTCCAGAGCAGCGGCCGCGCGGGCGCATATTCCCTGTATACTCGGATCCTGTCACGAACAGACACCTGAAAGACATCGCGGATCGCGCAGCATTGTCTCCAAAGCTCAGCTTCAAATGGAGCAGGGACACATTCGCCACGCTCTTCCTTGAGCTGGGAGGGACGGTAGAGGTACTGCAGCAGATACTCGGGCACACCAAGATCCAGCAAACCATGAAGTATGTGACGATCACTGAGCAGCGGAAGGCTCAGCAGATGACGGCCTGGGACCTGCTATAAAGCCGCGAGCGCCCGCCAGGCGGGGAGCCTGCGCGGACGCTCTGACCAACAGAGATTTTAGCCTTACTCCACGCCCTGCAGCTGCCGGGCATGGGGATATTTCTTCAAGAATTCGTCGACCTTGTGCGGCTGCACCAGGATGACTGTGCGTCGGTTGATTTCCCACTTTTGAGCGGTTGCCTTGAGGCGTTTCCCCGCAGACAGATCCACTGTGCGCTTGCCTTCCTCGATCACCCGCCAGGCTTGCTCACGCTCCTTTTGTTTTGCCAGTTTGCGTTTGGCGGCGGAAATGAGCTTGGTTTCTTCCCGGCGCTCCATTTTGCGCTTGCGCTCCAGCTCACGGCGTTGGGTGTAGTCTTCACGTTTGGTGGCCGGTAGTTTTTTCACAGCCATAGGTTTCGATTGCTTACGGACTTCCTTTTCCACAGCCACCTTCAGCTGTTTTTTGGCCTTCCGCACGACCTTCTTTTGTTCGCGATGGTTGTCAGCTTCGTATTTCTGCACCCATTCCAAGAGTGTTCGCAGCAATTCCTCATCACCGACCATCGCACGGCCATCTTCGATGCGCTTGCTGATGATGGAGATACGTCTTTTTGTGACGCGGTATTCGGGGTTGTTGTTGGCGGATCCCACGCTTGCATTTTCCGACCGGGTGCGCATCACCAGGTTGGAGATGTCGCAGTTGAGCGGGTCACGGTCTAGGTGGCAAATCAGCATACCCTTGGGGATGGGCCCATGGGCTTGTTCCCAATTCCACCTAGCCAAGAATTCCATGCCGCGCCCGGGTATCTTGATCTTACGGATGGGCCTGCCCGAATAGTCTGGCACGATCGACTCGGCAAAATCGGGAAGCGTGGTATGTGGGAGATGTCCTTTCTTGAATTGCGTTTCGGCTGCTCTGCCACCTGGCTTGAAACCGATCATTCCTTTGTTCCAGGAAAGATGGCCCTTCCCCCATTTGCCCATGTTGAATTCTCGGGCAATGCTTAGCTTCTCATCCTTGCTGCGTGTGAGCCCATTATCAAACAGAATGCGGGCCACAAACTGGGCATCCCTGCCAGGCAGGAAATCGATGATTTTGTAGGCCGGCAAATCCTGGTAAAAAGCCCTGATGAGCATCACTTCACAGGGTCTTCGTGCGCCGGGAAACCTGACGTAATCATTATCCTTACAATGGCGACGTAGTCCCATCCGCTGCACGATGCTCTTGATATTATTGCGCGGCAAGCCAAAGCGCAAAGCAAGGCCAGCAATGGGTGTAATGTCGTACAGGTGGCTGAGCAGCTCTTTGTTTTCCTGGGTCCAGAAGGTTTTGGGCATGGGGCTTCGGATAAAATCTCTCTGAGTCGGTAGTTGATGGCCAGGACATTGCCTGCCATGTGAAAGAACTGCGGCCCTGGGTGGAATGATAATCCCCAGGCCTTTGGTGGAGCAAGGCGGAGTCGAACCACCGTGCCGACCGGACATTATCGGCGCGCCTCTTTGCCCCAAGTCCCCCGGCGCAGCTGCCGGGGGAGACCGAAAACCATTTCGGTTGCCCCTGCCGCAACTGGCTGGGAACCTGAATAATAAAACTCGAATGAGTACAAAACAAAGAACGCAGTTACCATTGACGCCGGGTGCAGGTATCGGGCCTGCGCACCCCTTCAAATCTCTTCTCCATTCCCCGGCTCCTCCCCTCATATCCCCCTTCTATCGGATCGATAGCAGCCTGGCCTCTCTTCCTCAACAGGCTGCCGCTGTAGCCTTTCCTTTCCAAAAATTCGGGAGGGGGCGAATGGTTATGGACTTTTGAGAAACGAACCCCCTCCCTTGCTCAATCAATCAATGACCAAAAGTGCCGAACTTTTTGCAAAATGTCAAGAACTTTTAACGAAATGTCTTTGCATTTTCACCTAATCGCTCAGAATAGAGCTTTCAGCATTGCAATTCATGGCGTCAATGGAATTGGGCAGGGTTTTTGAAAAAAAAAAGGTTCAGAAAAAAAAAGTATGACAATATTTGCATAGGTGCAAATAACATCATACATTTGGGTATGCAATTGTATGAGACAATGGGAAAAAAAAGCACATACCTCCGCAAGATCATGACAGCCGCCTGGACAATCCGCCGCAAGGAGCGCGGGACGATGAGCGCGGCTCTGAAAAAGGCCTGGGCATGGATCAAGAAGGCAGCCACCACCGCCCCGCGTCTATGGAGCCCGAATGGCGAGATGTTCCGCGTGTACCAGGGCGACGCCTACGTGCAGATAAGTGTGAAGCGCAGCCGCATGAGCGGTTATGGCATGAGCCACCGCATCTGCAAGGGTGAGAGCTTCGCCACCGGATGGGTCAAGGCAGTCGGCATGAATGCCGATGCCGCGATGGGGCTGGCTGAGCAATTCTCCCGCGACATCGCCCATGAATTCGGTGGCCTGGGTTGCAATCTGGATCTCCTTATGAGCAAATTTTGAAGCGTAAATAATTAAATTTCAATATATTATGTCACACAAAATTATCATTACAAAAACACGGGCCGGTGCTGCCCGGCCCGACATGACCTGGGAGACTGGCATCCGCGTTGATGCGGCTCCAGCTACTGAGCACTGGAACATCGGGTTGCTGGACTTCCACAAATTCTTCATGAGCCACATGCACGAGGGCACGGGCGGCGGATGGAATAGCCACACCTTCAAAACCCATGGCGAGGCCCTCGAAGAGCAGGACGATGAGGGAAATGAGCTCACCTTCACCGGGGAGACGGGCTGGTACGACTGCGATGGAGATATGAAGTACCCCGCCTCCAGCTACCCATACGAAGCCGCTGATTGGGCGAGGAAAGGTGTGAGCAGCTTTCGCGACGATGTGTGGACCTACGCGCTCGAAGTGGTGAAAGAAGAGGTGGAGGAAGAGCTCGCATGAACATCGATGAGAAAGTATTGGAGCTGGCCCGGCAGAAGCTGGGCCAGCTTCTCGCTGCCCAGCGCGAGGAGCTGGGCATGAGCAAATATCAGGTATCGAAAGTCAGCGGGTTGTCCATGACCCAGCTACTTTCGATCGAGCGCGGCAGCAAGCGCTATACAATCGATAGCCTGTTTGCCTATGCAATGGGCCTCGACTGCTACCTGCAAATCGCGCTTGCGGCCAGGGAGGGGAAGCACCTCGACCTGGATGACCTGATCTCGAAGATGAAGCGCTGAGTCTCTTCAGTCAATGGAAAAAGCCCCGAAAACGGGGCTTTTTCGTTGATTCAGTGGCGAAGTAGCGTCATCTGCGGAAGGTTTTCACAGAAAACTCTCCATCTGTGTCTGTGCCGTGCCACGCCTGTAAGCATAGGGACAATCCATCCGTAACGACCGCCCATCCGACGTCTGAGTATAATAGGCTGTCAGGGGAGTGTTTCCATCCACATCCCGTAACGTGGGCATCCTGGCCCGGATTAATCGTGAGGATGGTGGCTGTGAAGTTCCAGATTGCTCCGGGGGCATCGGTAGTGATGCCAGTGGTGCCCTGGCTGAAGTCGTAGACGGTGCTGCTGGTGAGCTCCCAGTCTCCGGTGACGGTGCTGATGAGATCACCAGCAACACCGTAATCAGGGGGCGGCGCGGCCTGGCAGCCGACAGAGAGCATAAGTAGGGCGCAAATCAGTGAGAATGTGGCGAACCTTTTCATAGATAGTTATTATGTGACTTGATATTGAAAATACAAATATAGCAGAAGCCCCGAATATACGACAGGAACTCTTCAGCCTATGCGTGAATCGCTCCTGACCCGCCGATCCGTCGCCTCCGCCTCCTTGAGGTCGGAGTATGAGACGACTGCCTTAAGCACGGTTTGCCAGCTGGCGACATCGGAGCGCAATCCGCTGACCTCCCGGAGCAGGGCCTCGAAGAGCGCCTGGCTTCCGGCAGCGCCCTGCTGACCCTGTGGCGGCGAAGATGTGGTGGATCCGGACGGTCCTGCGATTACCGCCCCGGAGGCGAAGATAGGAGCTCCATTCTGGTACAGCGATGAGCTGATTAGCCTGTCGACCACATCTCTGTTGTTCTGATACACATTCCTGGACAGGATCATGATGGGCTCACCGCCCTCCATCTCGCCGATGGGGCGGCCTGTCTGCCCATCGGTGAGGCGGATGCCTCCATGTCCATGGCGTGGTCCCTCGGGAATGCCCGCGACAAAGCGGCCCATGGATCTTCCGGGGATGATCGAGCCCCGCTCGAACTGCTGGTTTTGAACTTTGGCCACCGCGACGGCCGTCCTGGCAAGCGCGAGCGCGCTGAGAATCGCGCCGACCGAACCTGCGGATGCGACGCTGGCCGGGCTGGCCATATAGCCTGCTATTTCCTGCGCCACATCCACGTAAATCTTTCCGATTGTGAAGGCCTTCGCGATGGCGGCATTCTTTTTCCGTGCCTCGCCGTCTCTGCCCAGGGCCTCGATTCCGATGTCAATAGCCTGGTTCACCCAGTCTATGCCATTCTCGGAGACAGCCTTCTTCATCTCGGCTGTCTTCTTCTCCTGGGCGATGCTTTTTTTGTTGAACTCAATCTGATTGCTGAGCTTCTCCTGCTCCAGCTGGCGGGCCAGATCTCCCTCCAGCTGGCCATTTGCTGCGAGGAGTTGCAAGCGCTCATTGAGGGCTTGCTGGCGAATCTCGTAAAGCTGCGTTTCGAGCTCCGATTCGGCATCGAGCCTGGTGGAGAATTCCAATTCCAGCTGAAGCTCGCGCTCTCTCTGGCTCAACTGCATTTGGCTCATCGCTTTCTCCAGTGTCGCCTGCTCTTTCTGAGCACGCGCCTCCTCCAGCTTGTCGAACTCCGCATCTTCTGCCATGCGGATTTCGGCCAGGCCTTTGAGCAGCTCCAAATTCAGGAGAGCGGTTTGCATTTTGATCTGCTCGGGCGTGCCGACAAGAGCGGCGATCTTGCGCTGGGTGCTCAGCTGAAGCTGAGCCCTCTTCTGCTCCCATGGATCCTCAAGCAGACCGATCTGCAGGTCCTGGATCGCCGCTGCCGCAGTCTTCATGTCCTGGGCGAATTTCTCCTCTGCGCGTTTGGCATCCTCCAGCGCCTTTTCTCTCGCTTTCTGCGCTTTATCAGCTGCCTTCTTCTCAGCCTCGGCCGCCTCAGCGACCTTTTTGGCCTTGTCCATCGCAGCGTCGCCGCCCGAATTCATGAGGGCATTCGCATCGCCCATCGAGATCGCGAGGTTTTTGACCAGCTCATCGTAATTCTGGGTCTCTGCCGCAAGCTCCCTGGTGCTGCCCTCATATTCGCCCGTCTTCCCGATAAGCATGGTAATGCCCCCCTCTATCTTTGCGAATGCGGCAGCCCACTGCTGCTCGGTTGAGCTCGGAAATTTCGCAAGCAGCTCACCGGAGTTCTTGAACTGCTCATTGAATTGCTTATACTGCTCGAACTGCTTTTCAAGCGGCGCGGAGAGATCGACATCCGCGCCGAGCTGTTTCATTTCCATAAAGCCCTTGTTGACGGTCCGCTGAGCTCCTGCCATGGATTGCAGGGCCGTTTTTTGCTTTTCCAAAACGTCCTTGACGATCTCGTCCTGCGTAGCGAGGAGCACCTTTTTTCTATACTCATCATTGACCTCAGCCAGCCGCGCCGAGAGCTGCTGATTGGTCACCTTCTCCGCGTCCAGGTTCCCCAGGAACGCCGGATATTGAGCCTGAAGCTCGCCTATGAGCTTCTTACGCAGGGCGTTGTCCTCATTCTGCTGCGTAATCGAACGCACGAGCGCGTTCACGCCGACGCGCTCCGCCTCCAGCTTCTCGCTGTACCTCTGCTCGCCGAGGCCCTTGTAGGCACCAGTGAGCCGCCCGAACCAGTTGACGATGTCGACGACTGCCGGGGCCAGCTTCGCGACCAGGTTCTCCGCGATCTGCAAGATTTGAGCCTTCGCGACCGACAGCTTCTGCGCCAGGCTGCCCGCCCCATTCTCGAAAGAATTCTGAGCGTCTTTCGACTTCTCCATTATCAGCTCATTCGTGGCGAGCGCCTTTGCCTGGTCGAGCATCGTGCCGGTGAGCTTGCTCTGCCCCCTCTCCAGGAGCTTGGTCGATATCTCCGCCTCGGAGATCGATATTCCCAGTGACTTGAGACCGTCGCGCTCGCCGAGGAGCGCCTTGCGGAGAATCTCATTCACCTCCGTGGTCGTGCGGGTGCCGTTACTCCACTGGCTGAGCGCGCCGGCGAGCTTGAGCGATTCATTGCTCATCTCGGCAGCCTCCTGTCGGGTGAAGCCCATCGGTACCAGCAGGTCCCCGGTATCCGAGGCCAGTTGCTTGAATGCGTTGCTGGTGAGGCCAAGCTTCGTCGCATTGTGCCGGGCGAAGTCGTCGACGATGCCGGCCGCGTTGCCAAACACAGTTCTGTATTTATTCTCAACCAGCTCCGCATTCACGACTATGTCCTTCACCTTCAGCGCAAACCCGACGACCGATGCCGCCACAGCCGCGAATGCAATCACGATCGCGGCCTTCATCTTGCCTCCGACCTTCTCCATCCGGCTGAGGCCGTCGGAGGTGCCATCCACTTCCTGGCGAACCTCCGCCATGCGGGCACGGGCGGCACGAAGCTCAGCAGCCTTCTTATTGAACTCCTCCGTCCCCGGAGAAAGGTGGGCAATTTCCCGGCTTAACTGGGCCGTCTGGTTTCGCAACTCCTGTAGAGTCTGGCCTGCCCTCTTGCCATTTATCTCGACCTCGACCTCGACCTTGTCTTTTCTAACGGATGCCATAGTGTCAGATGTTATCGGTGATTGCCTCAGCCGCCGACGTGGCGTAGCCCTGGAGCAGGCTGTCGATGAGGTGATGAATCGTGCCATAGAATGGCTTGGCGAACCACTTCTTCGGTTTGTGCTTGCCGGATTTCAGCTGACCGCGCACGATGCCCCAGGCGATCCGATTGATGGCCTGGCTCTCGGTCGGCACGCGCCCGGCTTTGTATCCGGGCACCCGGCGGAATTTGCCAATTCCCACTTTCTTGACGAACTCCTCCATAGCCTCCACCGGGGCCTGCTTCCTTCTGCTGATCGCCCTCATGTCCTTGATGCGGCCTGATGGCTCGAATGCCAGATAGAGCTTTGCGGTCGCCTCGCCGCTGGCCTTCACCACCTCGAACTGAAGCGACCTGAGCAGCTCGCCGCTCAGCACCAGCTTGCGCTGTCGTATCTTGTCCGCCAGGATCGCAAGCACCAGGCTGCCCCATTGCTGGATGGCCTCGTTAATGAATTGGTTTTGCTTCTCGGCCATCAGTCTTTCAATAAAGTGAGCTCGGCCGCCTCGATGCCGCTCATGGATATCTGCACCTCCATCTTCTCAATGAAGTAGTTCACCCCGTCGATGCGCTTGCGCCTGGTCATATCTAGGCTCAGCAGCTCAGAGATGGTGAGACGCGCCCGGCGATTGACCCGCTGCGTGGCGCGCATCATTTCGGCCCACTGTCTCCACCAGACATTGTACAGGCCATCATCTCCGCCCCAGCGGAGAGAATACTCAGCGATGCGTGTGCCATCCCATGCGTAATTGTCTGAGCTGCCCATTGGGTAGTCATCGCCATTGCTGTCGGGGACCAGGCCCCGATAGAACAGCAAGCGCAACCCATGGGGAGCGACGATGTTATGGGCGATCACATAGTTCCCCTCCTGCTCAATTGATGGTATCTTCCAGAAGGCAGGCGGCGCCGGTGGGGACGTCCATTCGAAGTCGTCCGGGATTGTGTCATAACCCCGGAACATGGCCAGGGGGCAGAAGCCAGTCTCGATGGTGATGCCGCCCTTGATTGGGCCGTAATCGTGGAGCAGGTGTGAAGCGAAAGTCCATGCCCGAATTGGCTGGTCATTGACGCTATAAGCGCGGAATTCGTCCAGGACGATCCGCACGTCGCCCGGATCGTCGCCCCCCGGCAGCATAGAGAAATCGATCACCTCCGGATTCTCCTGCTGCCCGCGCAGATCGTGCGTTTCCTCCGACAGGTTCTGGTCGGCCGTGTCTCGTGTGAATTTGAAACTAATGTCCCTTGCTGGCTCATGCGTGAGCTCGTATGCCGGACTGGCAAGGTCTGTCCAGTCGTCGATGGCGGTGGAAGAGTAGATGTCCCTGAATGGCCGCAGTTCGACCATCTTCCGCGTGGCATCGAAAAACATGCCCAGGCAAAACATCTTTCTAAGGGCGATCAGAAACTCCACGACGGTGGCGTCCGGCATTCCCTCGTTTACTATGACCGGCCGCGCCTGTGCGCTATTATCATGAAGCCACGCCTTAAGCGTGTTCAGCACAAGCGTGCCGAGCTCCGGATCCGCAAACCAGGAGCCCGCCATCGTGTAGCCTCCACGAGAAAATATCTGGTTCAGAATGTAATTGACGTACAGCAATGGCACGGTGTACACGCGGTTCCAGCCCCAGCTTTGCCCGAACGCCCGGAACCAGTCCCAATAGAAGCCCCCGCCATGCCAGTAGTTCTGCACCGGACAGATCTCCGTGATGCCAGGAAAGTTGCCGAAGCCATGGAATTCCATGGTTATTGACTCATCCGCCGCGCCGAAGCTGTAGTTCCGGACCGGAAAAAATACCCAATCACTGGCTGGCCATGGGCCAGCAGTGACGGTGTCGAGCATCACCTGCGTCCAGAAGCTTCCTGGCGGGTGCATGTCCCTGGGGCCCCCCAGGTCGAGATCTCTCAGCTGCAGGTCCTGTATGTCGGGACCGAAGTCCCCGCTGGCGGAGGCGAAATGCGCCTGATAATCGCGGTTGGTGGACTTGTTCACATAAAGCTTCCCGGCCAGAAAGGGCAGACCGCCCAGCCGGAGCTCGGCGTCGAGCATCACGACCGGCTCGCCATGCCTCAAGATCACCTTTGCATATCTCAGCAGGCCGCGATTCCGGTCTGTATCCGGAAGCTGGAAGGGGAAGATGAGGGTGCCGGGGATGCTTTCAAAGTCCCAGATCGGGTTGCTCCACTCCAGGCGAAGCGTGGTGGACGGCAGCAGATCCAGACTATCGCCAGTCGACGTGATGCGGAAGTCGATCATGGCGTGACCCTGGGAGTGAAGCTGTGCACGTTGAATGCGTGGTACCACTCGAGCTCGAGTGCCCACAGGTCTTGAAGGTCGTCGGCAATCTTCAGCTTGCTGTTGGTGATGATCACCGGAACATAGCGGTCAGGCCAGACCTCCCAGGCCTCTGCCCGGAGGATGGCGTCCGCCCAGGTCTCCGCTTCCTGGCGGAAGTGGTAGCCGCTGCGCCCTGTCACCCGCAGCTCACCCTTGCGCGTCTCCTGGAAATATTGGCCCTCAGTGGACGGGTAATTCCGCGACAGCGTTCGTTCGCTCACCAGTCGCTCCGCGACGCTCTCTCTCTCCTCTGTGCCCGTAAGGGTCAGTGTCTCAGTTCCGCCAAGCGAGTTGCGGATGAGAAGATGGCGCACACGCGGATACTCGTGGTAATCGATCCGGTAACGCCGGATCTCTGAGATGCCCACCGCGCCGGGGTCCGGGGTCGTCAGCTGCAGCGTATAGCTCTCCAGTGTCTTGAGCGGCTCCAGGTTGGGCAGGCCCAGCTGCTCCGGCCCTGCTGGCCAGATGTGCAGGTCAAAGCGCGTGATCAGGGGCTGGGACAGCGCCGCGGCCAGCGTCGTGGACGAGCCGTCGGTCCATTGCACCACCGCCTTCATGTCGAGATTGGCGACTGTTGCGCCTTCGACGAGAAAGAAGAGATATTCATGCTGCCCGGGCGTGAGCATTTTCTCGCGTCCCGCTGGCCACCAGCTCAAGAACTGCTTCTTGATCGGATAGTCGAATCCTGGCCACTGCGCCGGATCGATCCCTGCGAGAACAGCGTGGAATGGAACTGTGACGAATATACCCTGATAAGCAGGCGGCGAGCCGTGGCTCTCCGTTACTCGCACCCGCCACCGCCGATTCATTGCTGTGGCCAGCGAGGTTGCCGTCTGGTTGAATAAAGGAAGCTCCGGTGCCAGTTTGCTCCGAAGAACTTCCGAGAATTCGAAATCCGCCGACATGTCTGCGGCGGGAGATGAGTCAATCGTGAGAATTGTCGAGAAGACATCACTTCGGTAACCGACCTCAAGTTGAAGATCAATAACAACGCGGTAGCGCGGAAGAAATACGGCGGCAGCTCCACCTTGGGAGGCCTCCAGGAAATATTGAGGCGGCACTGTTCCTGTGGTCAGATCGAATGCGGGAGAGGCCTGTTTTGCCTCAAACAAAAGTGAGGGGCCGGAGGCCATCACTCCCGCGAAGGTGATATTGAAATCCCGGCTCAGCAGGTAGTTCCGGTTGAAGTAGGTTATTTGGTCGATAACCCAGTCGGTCAGTGGCCCGGCAGTATATTCGCGGAGCTGCCGTCCGGAGTTATCCGGCAGCGCCACAAAGGTGAACACAATGGAATGCGGCCCCCACGCGATCTCGAAGGTAGAGCCACCGCTGACTCCGCCGCTGAATCCGAAATGAAGCTGAGACAGCTCCTCCGGGGTTACGAGGCCGCCGTCAGTGAGCAGATATAAATGCACGGGATTCCGCGCCGGGGAAACTGCCGGCGGCCCAGTCCCTGCGATGATCATTCCTCCACCTCCTCTCCGAACTTCTCCCCATAATAGCACCAGGCTACGGGCGCATCGGACGTGAACTCCACGCGCCAGCCGTGGAGGTTATCGGCAAGATGCCGGAGCACCTTGTCGTAGGCCAACGAATCGGCCAGGATGCTTGTCAGGCGGTTGTCGATGTCGTGTTTAATCTTTCCGAGGAGATCATGCACGATCTCCTCCATAGCTGCCATGGTGGCCAGCTCGGCGATGTCGTTGACTTCGATCGAAGTGTAGATCACGAAAGCGCCCTGATGCATAATGCGGCCGCGCGTCAGGATGGCATCGATGCTGGGATACTCAAGCCACATGCAAGGGTAAGGCAATGTGGCGCGGGTCGCGTTGAGTATCATCTCCAAATCGCCCATGACGAAGCCGTTGATGGCGACATGATTCTCCGCCATCCATTTGAAATAATCGCGGTATGTGGTGATGTCGGTGATCATCCGCCCTGATTTTGGTTACGCGCGAACTCGGCCTCCTGATGGGACAGAAGTCGCTGTGTGAGGTAGGTGAGCAAGGTCTTGGCGTTCGAGTAGCAGACCTTTTCCCAATCACCGAATGTCCCCGCATCGGCGAGGTCCATCAGCACCTTCGTCAGCCCGAATGCAGCCAGCGCAGATTTGGTTTTCGCGCCGCGCCCCGGCCGTGGAGGCGGCCACACTACCGAGTAGTCCTCCTGTAGCTTGCGCACCTGCGCCAGGTACCATTGCAAGATCATCATGCGCATCCCGATGCTCATACAGCGGAACTCCACCGCACGGCGGCCGCAGATGTCGGCGTTGTACTTTTCGCGTGGATCCCCGTCATACTCCACGTCGTTAATGTCGAGCCGGGCCTTTTCAGGGCGGCAGATCGTCGCGATCAGCTGGTTGAGGGCGGACGGATCAGGTTTTTCAGGATCGCAGAGCGCACGCAGGTGCTGCTCAGCGTTGGCGAGCTCGATAGCGCACATGTTGTCGAGGCCCTGGCGGGGGAGATGGTAGAGCCGGTCCTTGAAAAGGAACCGCCCGCTCTGGATGAACTCGGGTGGCGCTTTCCACAGCCACGAGAGAACAGCCAGCATGTCGGCTATCTGCTCGGCAGTCAGCTTCTGCCAAACACGCTCCGGCAACTGGGTGAGATTGCGAAGGACGGTCAGCTTTTGTCGGGTTGCGTCTCCGCCCATATAGAGCTGTGGGACGATGCGCATAATCTGGCAGTCAGTCATCTCGGACCATCGGGCTGGCAGGTCGAGTTCTCCACGAAAAAACCGGGGCCGCATCAACATCAAAATGAACTCGATGAACCCGGCAGGGCGAATACGATAGCTTACTTTATGCATTTTAGCTTTTTTGTTGCGTCATTGAATTCAATTTTCGGTTGATCGCTTGCAGCTCGGTCTGCACCACTCCCCTTAGCGTGGTCTTCAGCTGCTCGTCTGCCAGGTCCTTGCCGTCGCCATCGAACTTGCTGGTGAAGGCCGAGATCACCTCAATATTCCTGGCCAGCAGGTCCTTCAGGGCTTTGGTATTTTTCATGTTCTCGCGCCACAAAATCGTGACCGCGATCAGTAGCAGAAGAAGCAAGAGCCCATACACCGTCGTCGGGCTTACGGCCCATGCCTGGTCAAGTGGAGATGATGTTGCTGTGTCCATTTACGTTGCATTAAGTCATGAAGCTCGTCATCCCGGTCTGATCTCGTGGCTCATAGGGCTGGGACGACTTATGCACCGGGTTGCAGGGCGATGCGGCGATCAGCGGGTAATCGTCGATTTTCGTGTGGATGAACTTCTGAAGATTGGTCTCGGCGGCTGCGGCGAGCGTGGAGATTTCCGCGCGGAAGGCTTCCCGCAGTTCCTGGTCGGCGGCTTTTGTCGGGGCTCCTGCGGAGTAGTTTCCCATGCTCGGCATCCGCAAGCCGTCTGGGGTGAGCCAAACGGAGCTCATCCGGCTCCAGCTTAGGATGGCGTGGTAAGCCACCACCGGGCGGATGCGCTCGAGCAGTGCCTGATTCGCCGGGCTTGCAGTTCCGGCCAGCAGCTCAGCCTTCAGCTCCGCGAACTGATCCTCGCAAATCCATGGAAGGACGCGGGCACGCTCGGCCTGCCCCATAGTCGGCCGCAGCGCTAGGTACAGACGGTGGCTCCCCCTCGCGTCGACGAACTCTCCGAGTTCCTTTGCGGAGCTGATGAAGAGGTCGCGGCTGCGGACGAACTCCGCAGACGACTCCCACGCGGGGAAGTCTCCCTGCGGGCTCTCGGCGAGAAAAAGAAGAAGGGCCTCCGCAGCCTCATCTGCTGCAAGCCAGGTGCGGCCCTGGAGCTCGAAGAATGTCCACTGGCGAATGCCGGCCGTGGTACCATCCTTGCTCTGAACCTCCTGCACTCCGATGTTGCTGAAGTGCACCATCATTGTGGGCAGGGCGATCAGCAGCATATACTGCGCGACCACGCGCTGGGCGTATGGGAGCAGGGCTTCCTGCTGCAGGCTGAGGTTGTTGCTCTCGTAAGCGCTGACCAGGTTGGCAAACTCGATGCTGCCGAGCAGGGGCTTCAGGTAGCGCTCCTGTGCCAGATCAACATGAGGCTCCAGGAGCTCCATGCTAGTGGAGTTGTTCGCGGTCACATACTTCCGCACGTCGCCGATGTCGCGGAGCAAGCTCATTGTGTTGTGATTACAGGCTGCATTCCGGATTTCAGCTGATCCAGCGTCGTGAGATCGTAATCCTGGAAGGCGTACCTCCACTCCGGGGGCCAGCGCTCGATCTTCTCAAACGCCTCCAGCATCTCCGTGAGCACCTGGCGATCCAGCGTTGTGTTCAGGAGGATGTGAATCTGATAACTCAAACGCTTCTCGCTGCCCGATCCTGCGCCCATCTTCCCGGGAAACTGCACGCCCGCGAGCACTGGATCCATGCCACCACCAGCGGCCACGCTGGCCTCAGACTGCTCGAAGAGCTTGGTGAACGCCTCATCCTGAAGGTCAAAGGTTATCGGGGAGATCTGCCACCCGTCCACCTTCTTTCCCGTCTCATCAGCCTGGAAGAAGCTCACGAGGCTCTTCCCGACATTCTCCACCCCCGCCAGCCAGTCGCCCATGGACTGCTGCAGGGCGGATTTCGCTCGCTCCTTCTCTGCATCGTCCTGGTAGCGGTCGAAATAAGACTCCGGGATCTGAATGTGCCATCGCACATTGTATCCGTTCTTCATTCCCGCGAGATGCCAAAGCGGGATCTGGTTGCTCAGCTGCAACCAGTTCCTGGTGCCGTACCACGATGGAAACCCGTAATAATCGTTGCCGACAGTGGCATCTTTGAGATGCACGATGAACTTCCCATGTTGCCATGGGTTGTCCGGATCCCAGGCGGGCACGCGGAAAACGTTGCCTTCCTCCTCATTGCCCACAGCATACTTCGGCGACTTCCAATTGCCGCAGAGATAATAGGCCTCGATGCGGCCGCTCCTACCGATAATCTCGGCGCGGACCTTATTGAAATCGTGAATCTTGATGGTGTGGATGGCATTCTTCGTGCCATTAAGCACGACTTCCACAGCGACGTTGTTGAATGTTGCCAGGTTTTTCGCCGCCGACATCATTTTCTTAGGCAGCTGGTGACGCTTCTCGAACTCTGTCCACCGGGAATCGGTGACGAGCTCCGGAACAATCTCATTATTGACGATGCGGGGGATATAGGGATGAAACCCCTTGCCTACCATGAAGGCCGCGACCTTCTTGATCAGCTCTGGCTTCGTCGAATTGTCCCAAATCAGCCGGTTGAGCTCATCGGGAAGGAGGTTATTGGTGCCGAAAGGATACCACGGGCGGCTCGGCGAGCCACCCGAATCTGCCGGCGGCGTCGTGCCGACAGAATCGTGCGTGGAGAAAGACACAATCACGCCCTCCTCCAGGCCACCCACCACGAAATGTCTGGTATCTTCCCGCATCAGTGGTGGACGATCTCTTGGTTAAACCGGGTAATGAGGCAGATTGTGATCGAAATCACCCGTCCAGTATCCAGGTCACTGACATGGATGAGGTTGTGTTGCTTCATATTGGTCACTTTCTTCGTTCCGGATCCGGAGCCGGGGCGGCGGGAACCCCTCAGTCCCCTGGAAATGCGCCGCAATTCGCCCTTGCTGTTAATGAATTCCAACGCAAAAACTGGCGGCTCACCATCCGTGCCTGGCGTTTCCATCCGTTCCAACATGTGCAGCACCCGGATCATATGCAAATCTTCCCAGGATTCGCGCGCCCGCATAGGAACGAATCGCAGGCGGTCAGTTCCTGATGCCCCTAGCCGGCTGATTTCGCAGAATCTCGAAGAGTAATGGCCTGGCTGAGAGAACTGTTCCAAACAGAAAAG